AGTAGACTTTGCCATTTCATCACCTTCGGCATCTTTTGCAAAATACTTAGCGGGTTGCGTTCCCTTTTTCTTTTTTAAATCTGGGTCTTCTTTTTCATCAAGTTCTTCGTCTAGTTGTAGTTCATACAACCATCTACGATGAGTTGTTCCATCTTCTTCTGCAAAGGTAACATAGTTTGTTCCTCTACGAATTACTGCACCAGTAACTCCAGTATAATTATCAGTAACAGTGTCACCAATGTTTAATACTTCACCTTTGACATACATGTCTCTGAATACATCTTCAGAAGTAATCTCTTCTTGAATAGGATTAAACGATTCACGAATACCCATATACTTACGAATATCTTTGAATAGTTTTTCACCACTCTTAAACCCACTTGGAAGTCCAAGTTTAAATTGGTCAAAGTTATTTGCAGATGCAGCAGCACGCATTTTAGATGCAGACATTCCTGTCACACCTTCTGCGTCTGGGTCACGTTCTCCAGCAGATACTACATTGATAGAATCAAAGTTATAGAAACCATGTCTACCTTCTACATTATTATACTTTGTTAATAGTGATTTAAATTCATCAACTCTATCTGAACCAACGACCATCACTACATTCTTAAATCCTTTATCAAACAACTCTGTTGCAATTGCAAACACATTCTTATTGTTTGATGCGATAATGTTTTTCTTATGTTTTGGAAACATTGCTCGCATATATGCAATCTTCTTTGCATGTGGAAGTGGGTCTTTCTTCGCATTCTGTGAATGTGAAGGGAAAACCATATAGGTAGCACTATTCTGTTTTGCAACATCAGAAAGTTTTGTAATTAGTTTTTCATGCCCAGTTGTAGGGGGATTGAATCTACCAAAAGTAAAAACTACTGTGTTATCTCTTGCTTCTCTTAATTCTGAAAAACTTTTCATTCTTCACTACCACCTTGTCTTACTTGTTGCAATCTTTCTCTTTCGGCGCCTTTAATTTTAATCTTTAACTTTTTAGCAATCTTTTGAATTGCAGCACCTTTCTTAGAAACAACACGATTATCCAATTCTAATCTTGCAGCAAGTGGAAGTTCTTTATACTCACTACTGTCCAAACCAGAATATTTCTGAATAATAATCTCTCTTGCCTTTTTCAATGCACGTTTATGAATTGTAGCAGGGTCTGCCATTTTCAACTTCTTACGTTGCACCTTTGCTTTAAATGCAGAAGACCTTGCTAGTTTCTTCATACGCAATGCAGCTTTACGTCTCTGGTCACGAGACATAACCTTACGTTCAATAAGTTCGTCAGATAATTCCTTATATGTCTTCATCTGTCCCATGCCTTGATTGCAGTAAAGTTATTAAAACTAAATTCCATTCTGTCTACTAGTTTAACTGCACCACCAGTTGTTCTATCAATTGCAACATATCCTTCACCATCAGTCACTTTAAATCCGTTACTTGTGCGAATAAATGTTCCAATCTGCTTAACACTATTTAGTTTCTTGATAATACCCATTTTTGCGTCAACAATATGGTTTTGAAACTCAATAATACTTGCGAGGTTTCTTGTGTGTTTCTTCAACTCACGAACTACCTCTTTCTTTTTTGTCTCTAATTCTTTCTTCTTAGCAGGAGTTTTTAGTTTATCAATTTGTTTTTGAAACGTATCTTCTACCCACTTAATATATCCTGCTGCATGAGATGATGGATTTGTAATCTTCTCACCCTGTCTAACTTTACTATTGTTATATGTCTTTAGTGAACCACCAGCAAGATTACCCTTACTAAATGTATTCTCTTGTAGACTTAAAAACTTCTTCAACAAACCAGAGTCAACTTTTCTAAATGTCTTACCAGCATTTGATAAAGATGCAGTAACAGCATCTGTCTCTGTTTGTGTCATTGTTGCCTTACCAGCAACATCTTTGTAAGTTGCATCATCCATCCAGATATCAGATGTTTGAGTCATCCCACTAATATTTGCACCAAAAGATGCTTGCATAGATTGTAGTTCATCACCAGTGTATGTGGTGTGCCACACTACACCAATCTTTGCCTTATTCATTTGTTTACCAAGGTCACTGTCAACTGGAACTGCATATACAATTGTGTTTGGTTGGAATGTATAATAAGAAGTTCCATCAATCTTTTCAGTTTCCAAATTAGTAAACATCAAGTCACCTTGTAGAACACCTTTGATTCCCAACTTAGGAAAATACTTGAGTGCAACTTTAAACTTTGTGTTTAAGTCACCAGAAGTATCTGCATCAATGTCTGCATTAGACTTATATAATTTTGGACTTACGTTAAATACCGATTTCTTTGCAACGAAAAACTTGCCGTCTGAAGGGTCAATCCCAGCAAATATTGCCGGAGCACCGTCCCATTTTACGGTCATATTAATTGAGGAACGAGATGCACCAGCGAGCATGTCACGCAAAGACCGAACAAAGTTAATTGAGGCACGACCACCATCCACTCCATAGTTAAGGATTTCATCCTCAATATGTTCCAAGTGGAGGTTCTTTCCTCCCTTATCCTCTGTCAGAAAATCGTTAAACTTCAACATTAAACAAAACCTTCAAGTTCTTTAGGCATAGATGCTTTTACCTTGTCAACCTTAATATTAAGAAAACCAAATAGTGCTTCATACATTTTAGAACCCATGTTCTTAATTTTATCAAACACTACTTTAACTCTTTCCATAATCCTTGTCAACAAATTTCCAAACCACATCTTAACATCTTTACCCATCTTTTTTAACTTACCAAATGCTTTCTTTACAATTGCAAATTCGTCTAGTTGATATCTGTCTTCTACCAACATATTGCAAATCTTATCATTCATAATTTCTTCTCTGATAATACCAGCAAGAGTTGGTGTCTCATCAAATGATTTTTTATCTTCTGCAAGTCCAAGTCTCAGTGTAGAATATGGATTACCACCACCAGACTTGTATGCAGCATATACTTTTACTTTAGATGAAATACTAACAACCTTAGAACCAACACTTGGATTATCTGTTAGTCCAGAAGACTTACCATCAGCAGTCACCTCAATAAACTTTGAAACTGTTCCTTTGTCTGCATTGAATTCCATACAAACAGATGCTGCAGCCTGTTTCAAAGAGAACTTCTTATAACCAGACATTGCCTCATAAGTATACCACTTTAGGAACTCTGGTTGTTTTTCAAAGTTCATATGTTTTTTTAATTCTTTGTTTAGTTCAGTGTGGAACGCTTGTGTCTCTGTGAACTGTGCAACTGCCTTTACTTGTTCTGGTGATAACTCACCTTTACTTTTCTTTGACAATTTATCCAGTTCACCAACTGTATGTTTTGTTGCAACCTTTTGGAAACCTTCCTCAATCATCTTGAGAATCTTTTCCATTTCTGGGGTTACACCCTTTGCACCCAAATATTCAAGTGCAGCATTATATGTTGCAACAGTCTCACCCTTTGCACCAGATGCTAACTGAGAACCACCTGCCTTTTTGAGTGATATGTTATAAGAACTATTAAACATATCAGTCTTAGGAGTTCCATCAGTTCCACCATGTGAAATCCAGAAATTAGATAAGTTTGCTTTTGACTTGCCTTTACCAAACTGTTGCATAGGAGATTTACCAATCTGATTGATAAATGCCTGTGCAAGTTTTTCACCAGTATCATTGTGCCAGTCATCAAACTTTTCTGCTTCTGAATCTGCATCAGAATCATATCCTTCATTACCAGAAAGTCTATTGTAATGAGATGTAATAATGTTTTCCCAATCTGCACCAGATGCCACACCAGCACCTTGTGTTGAGAAACCATTTGCAATTTTGTCGATGGATAGTTTGGTTAGGGATGTCCCATAAGTTCTTGTTAGAACATCTTGGAACTGCTTATTATTCTCTGCATCATTACGATTCAGAAAACCAATAAGTTCCGAATTTGGGTCAACAGGGGGAAGTTTCTTACCACTTGTATCAACAAGTTCTCCCTTTATTGCCTTATCTATGAATGATACTTTGTTATTTCTCTTGAATACATCGGCATAACCCATTGCACCTTCAGATAACAAAGTATGTTTAAAACTCTGCATTTTGCACCTTTTCCATTCAAACAAATATAATTACACATCTATTTATAAAGAAAAGGACTTAGAACTTGATATCGTTGAACTTGTCGTATTTCTGATTCTGTCCTTTATCAAATAAAGGTGTGTCATCTTGTCCACTATCAATCAAGTCATCTTGTGCTTCTTGTTCACAATCATATAACTTCATCTTTGCTCGGTCAATACCAACCACAAACCTCTTGTTCAAGCCTGGGTCATTATAACGATTTTTAAGTTGCTTGACCATAATCTGATTGAGTTTTTCCAGTTCTTCAGTAGAAATCAAAGCAAACATTAGGTCAGCAGTAGCTGGTAGACCAAACGATTCACTTGTGTCTTCTAGTCCAACATCAGAGTTTGCATAACCACCACGAGTTGTTTGTGTTGCAGAAACAATTGGTAGATTCATTTCTACTGCAAGTCCACGCAACTCCTCTGCGATTGCCTTGATATAGAAATAAGAACCAACGTTTGCATTACCTTTAAATCGTGAACTAGAACAAATGTTCAAGTAATCAATGAAAATGATATCTGGTTTGAAAGATTTCTTCAGTGCAAGTTCTTTAATCAATGCACGAAAGTGTCCACTATGAGCAGATGCAGTTGGATATTCTTTGATGATAAGTTTACCATTTGTTTTAGATTGAATCTTAGATAGTCTGTCGGTGAACATCTTCTTAGGAAGATTATGTAAATCATCCATAGTGATGTTCATTAGATTCGCATCAATACGTTCTGCAATTCTTTCTTCTGCCATCTCCATAGTAATATAGAGAACATTCTTACCTTGCATAAGTGTGGATGCTGCCATGTGACACATGAATAGTGATTTACCAACACCAGTTCCAGCAAGTGCAATATTCAGAGTTTTCTGTGGAAGTCCACCTTTGGTAATCTTGTTGAAATACTCCAAATCAAATTCAAGTTTCTCTTCTTTACGATGATAGAACTCATATCGTTCTTCAGCATTTTCTACATAGTCGTGTCCAACATGAGAATCAAATGCAACTGCAAGTGCCTCAGTTAGAATACTAGGAATTGCCTCTGGAGTGTGTTGTTTGTCTTTACCATCAATAATCTGAATACCAGACAAGATAGCATTATAAACTGCTTTATCTTTACAAAACTTTTCAGTGGTATCAACCAACCACTGCATATCAACTTGAGCATCCTGTAAGGTTTCAATAATTTCTAGAACCTTTTTGAATCCTTCATCAGTTAAATCTTTACGTCCATCCAGTTCAATTGAAAGAGATTGTTTTGTTGGTTGTGTGTTATATTTTTCTACGAACTTGTTAATCTCTTCAAAGACAACACGTTCATGTGGGTCAGCATAATATTCTGGTTTTAAAAACGGTAGAACCTTACGAGCAAAAGGTTCTGTAAAAACTAGATTACTGAGTATCGTTCTTTCTATCGTCTGCATTGACATACTGTAAACTGTCTCCATTTAATTGTTGTTGCATAATATCTTCTAAGATTTTTCCAATCAAATCGAAAAAATCATCACCAAATCTTTCTTTAGGCAATCCATTAGAGTCTAACATATCCCACTCAAATTGTAAAGTGGCTTTTGTTTTTTCTTCGTTTTCTACGATAGAAACCTTACCATACTTATAAACCACTCCTTGGTATTGTCCTGCCTCTTGGGTTAATCCAATCCCTGTCCAAGTCTTATCTTTATTTTCTACAAAGGTATATAATTTACTAATATCAGACATAGTGTAAATAACTTCCTATAATATACTTCGGTTTATCAATTGGTTTTCTCCCAGCATGTAGATGTGTCCACATTGGGGGGAACATTAACATACGTCCTGCTTTTGGGGGAACTGATATATTCATCTGTGGAAAGTCTGTATGTCCACCTTCGTTATCATCTAGATATAAAAAGAATACCAGAAACCGTCTTGCACTATCTATGTTTCCAACATCAACATGGTCATTGAATTCATCTTTGTCGTTAGGAAGATATCTCTTCATCCTAAACATTTCATATGAATATTGTTGTGGGAACATCTTATCAGTGATATTACAATCTTCCATGTAACGACTGATATACATGTCGAAAACCTCTTGAAGAGCATTCCCAAAAGGTCTAAGTTCTGTGTGTTGTTGTAATGTAATTTGTTTGAATGAACGATGCCCTTCCAGATTTATCTCCTCATGGAATTGAGGAGATTCTTCAAACATTGCGATAAGTTGTTTACAAAAGTCTGGACTGATTACATCTTCATATATACGAATAAAATCATTCATCAACTTCTTCGTTCTCTATTTCTTCTACTTTTTTATTACCATACTTAAACTCTTGTGATGCAGCATCATCAAGTAGTTTCATAATCTCTGGAGTATAGAACTTCTCTGGGTCATTATTGATTGTCTTACCAAATGTCTTTGTTCCATCAGGCAACTCAATACGAGTAGATACAGATTTGAAGATACCGTATTTCAGTGCAAGTTCAAGCAAACCATAGTAACGGTCAAGTCCACGTTCATACATCAGACGAACATCAACCATCTTGTTTTCAATAGTCAAACGAGACTTTGCATTCTTACAGTGAATGATGTTACCAACAACTTCAGTTCCATCTTTTTCTTTCTTCTTAGAAAGATATACAATAGATGATGCT